TTATATGAATCTGCTGCGTATTCACAGATTTCATAATGTTGTAATTGATTGTCGTGATAACCGACAGTGTAATGATTCTTTTGAGTCAGGGGCATGATCCTTCAATCCCATACTGACAATATTTATAGCATACTATAGGAATTTTTGCCTATTAGTGTGTGGACTCACTGACTCTGTGTTGATACTCTAGTTTGTTAATCCTACTTTAGCACCCAAGCAATCAGTGCCTCCACCAACGTAAACAACATCTGTTGGATTCTTTTCTAAATATTCTGTTTGACCTGATAATAATGAAAAAGTTCCTATAGTAGTTGAACCACTATTATCTTCAGCAACAGTAACAGTTCTACCACTGCTGTTGCTATTGTTTACTAAACGAACACAAGTTGCATTGCCAAAATTACTTGCAGCACCAACTGAATTTGGTACAACTATTTGTGTTCCTTTTATCTGAAGTCTTGGCATTCTTTTAATCCCTTTTAATTAAAGTGATAATGATATTTTAATTTGTAAATCCTACTGCTGAAATTTCAACAGCATTTCCTGTAACATATATTTTATCGTATTGTTGTTTTTCAACATACTCAACAGTATTATTGAGTTGAGTAAAAGACCCAATAATATTGCCAGAGGAATCCGTTCTGAATACAACCGCATTACCAGCAGTTGCCACTATTCTTACAACAGTAGAATTGGACAAGTTTGTTGCTTGACCACTTCCTGTCGCTAATGATGCTTTTACTCCTACTGGTAAAACCCGTGCCATTTCTTTATAAACTCTTGATATAATTTATTTATAAAAGGATTGCACCGATAACAAATCCTTTAGCAAAAGCAATACAAGTTACTTGATAGTCAGTCCATCCAAACTTGTCTTGGCACTTTTTAATAAGTGCCTTATCCCATTCAACTACTTTGTCGAATGCTCCTTTAATGTTTAAGTTCCACATAGTTTATAATTGATAAGGTTTGTCGTCAGTGCTAATCTTAATAGGTGCTTGCTCAATTCTAATTGTTTGAGTAGGACCAGTCTGTGATGCTTTTTCGATTAACAACTCAAGGTCTTTCTTACTAATGCCGCCGCCACCGCCATTACCGTTGCCGTTACCATTACCATTATTCTGCATCTTCATGGTTCCATCACCCTTCTTACTAGCAGTCTGAATTCCAAAGCTAGCTAAAACTCCTGTAAAAACCGAAGCGATAAATGTTGGATCTATTTTCTGTTGTGGAACACCTGGAATTGCCACATAATTCAAAGTCAAAATTCCTCCAGACCAGGCAAGAACAGTAATACGTACGAATGTACTGATGATTGCTGCTTGCTCTTCAGCATCTGGTAGTATAGCAGACTTTACTTTACCAAAGAGACCTTTCTTCTTTGGTTCTTCATGTTGTTCTTCTTCAAGAATTTCTTCCTTTACTTCATCTGCCATAGTAATCAAGCAACTACCTTATTTAGAAATCAGGAAGTTCAGGACCAGCAGATTGTGGAGCAGGAGAAGATTGTGGTTGTGTTGCCATAGGAAGTCCTACATCACCTGTAAGAGCACCGCCTCCTAAAGCAGCTCCACCAATGCCTCCCATAACCTGTGATTTAATTCCATCAATGATGGTATCCCTGTTGACATATACATATACGCCACTAGCAGCAATGGCACTAGATACAGCGAAAGACGCAACAGCAAGTACATTTATAACTTTTTGCATTTTATTACAGCAAGTAAGTTATTTATTATAATACGCATCATAATATTTGACAATCCCTGCGGATATCTTATGACCTTTCTCTATCCATTCGTCTGCACATTCGTAAATGGATTGATTAGAATATTTTCCTTTTCCAAATTCTTTAAACAAAATTAATAAGACTTGCTGCCTTAATTTTAATTGTTCTTCTGTTAGTGTGTCGTTCACGTTAATCCTCCATCATGTATGACATCATAGTCATAAACAATGTCGTTACCATTATAACACCAATTACCATAGTGACAACCATTTGATATGTTTCTGCTAGATTTATCATTACGTGCTGTATGCTAGATTAGGTCCATAGATAACCATTGTAGCTATCAAACCTAGAAAAAAAGTTTGTAACATAGTTTTCATCAGATTAATCCTAATGAACCTGCTGTGAATCCTACTCCACAGAAGAATGCAAATTCTAAAATTCCATGTGCTGACACAGGGATATCTAGAATCTTTGATTTTAAACGAGTCATTTAAGCTTGTGCTCCTCAGCTATAAGTGTTAATTAAAAACGAATGATAATCCGTTTGTGTATGCAGTTACTGCTACTGCTGCTACGAAGATTAATTGATACATGTTTTTAAAATTAAGATCAGTACTCCGACCATTGCTAAACGGCCATTCCACTTTTCAGCGTATCTCCAATAATGATGGGAATAATCAATCATGCTCCTGATGGTGCATACGCTGGAGCCATTTCCTGTGAACGGATTCTGACTCCTTTACCACCATCATCATCGTCGTCATCATCAAAACCACGTAGAAGTAATTCCACCATTACAAGTGCTGCCATTGGATAAAAGATCCAAAGAATTGCTTTCCAAATTGGGAATGTATCTACTGCGGTTTGTAATTCACCCATTTATTTGAGTTTGCTGATAAAGTTACGAGTAATTATTTAGTTATGTAAACTTTTGGACTAAGTAATTATACTATACCAGGTATAAGTTGTCCAGTGAAGCTGTAGCTAGCAAAGGCAGCGACGCAGCCAACGATAGCAGCAATACCATTCCACTTTTCAGCGATGGAGAAGTCAACTTGGTCGTTAGAGATTTCATTTGTTTTTGTAGATTGTTTTGTCATTAGTAGATACCTGGAATGATTTGACCATTTGCAAGATAAGATGCACTCAATAGAATGAATCCCAACATTGCTGCACGTCCTTGTGCTCTTAGGAAAATATTTTTTTGATTTTTCATTAGAAGATACCTGGAATGATTTGTCCTGTGGTGGCATAAGCACCGAATGCGGCGACGAAACCAATCATGGCCATCCAACCGTTAAACTTTTCTGCTTCTGGAGTCATTGTTCTTAGATTAATAGGGGTAGAAATTTAAAAGAGACCTGGAATTGCATAACCAGTGATAATATAGTTGTGGATTAAAGCAAAGAAACCCATCATCGCAAGGCGACCATTAGTTTGTTCTGCTTCCTCCCAGTAACTTTTGATTTTAGAAGTTGCTGTTGTCATTAGAATACACCTGGAATAATTTGACCAGTTGTAATGTATGCACCGAGAAGTGCTACGAAACCAATCATTGCCCAACGACCATTGGTTTTCTCAGCATTCAAAGCATAACCTTCATAGTTGTCGTTTTGATCGATCCAAGGTTGTGCTTCAGCAGCAAACATATTTTGCTTGCCATACTCGGTTACTGTGTACTTTTTAACCGTTGATGAAGTCATCGAGTTCTTTTGTTAAGTAACGTAACATAATTATATAGCAAATATAAAATTTTGTAAAGAAACTTTACACTAGTGATAACCGAACAATAAAAAGGAGGTCTTATGACCCCCATAATAGTATCTTATATAAAGTTATGTAAAGGTAGGGTTAACTACCCTTTGACCTCACCTTCAGCAAGTCCAGTTGTTTTAAGAAGTTGTTTAGATTTTTTCCTAACATCCTTTCCTGACTTAACATAAAACTCTTGTATCAATCTATTACCTTCAGCATCATCACCAACAACAGTAAAGAACTTTCCAGTACCTTTACCACCTGCTGCTCCTCCTACACCCATACCAGTATTCATTATTGCTGGTGCTGTAATCAAACAGAATGGTCCTAGAAAAGCACAACTACCAAGTCCAGCAGCAAATCCTACTCCTGCACCAGCTGCACCACCAACAATTCCTCCTGCTACATTAAAGTCTTTCTCTTCTGTAGTCCATTGAACCACCTTAGTAATCTTACCTATGGGATGTGTTACACCTGTATCAGATATTAAAACCTCACAATTTTCCCACTTCTCTTCAAGAAGACATGTTGGTGCTTTAGGTTTATAGGTTGATGGTCTTGATCCT